ATCACCTTGCATTGCAAGATATCTTGCTTGGTTTAAGTTAATATCTCTACCAATTAAAGCCTCTGCTTCATATTCATTTTGAAGTGAAGATTCAATATCTAAAAGTTGATCTGATATACCTTTGGTTTGTTCTAATGTTAATCCTAATTTATGAGCTTGTTCAACTGCTTTAGCAATTAACATAGGATTATTTTTATAAAAAGCAGCTAATTGACCACTAGTCTTAGCTACTTCTTTTAATACCTTAGAGTTACTCATTAACCCCTTATTCTCTTTAGAAATATTTGCAACAATATCTCCCTGAGTAGTATTGTTTAAAAGAGCCATTTTTGATATGTTAGTAGCTTCATCTTCTTGTAAACCATAAAGTTCAGTTAATTCCATTTGGCCATCAACTATCTCTTGGCTCAACAAGGCAGTAGTACCTAAACTACCATTTATTGCTCCTACAGCTTTAGCTACTTCTTTTCTTGTAGCATATTCATCATGAGAACCAGCTACTAACATTTGTTGATAACCAACCATAGCTTTAGCTCCCTGAGCATTTAAACCATATTGTTTTCCGGTTTCAGCTATTTCTTTATTGTATGAAGTTCCTAAGTTATAAAGACCTTGAAATAATTTAACCAATAAAGTTATTTGAACAAGAGGATCTTTTAATGAGTTCATTAATCCTTTTCCTATACTTCCTAATCCTGCTCCTAATACACTCCATTTATTACTACCAGCTTCCTTAGCAGCATCTCTTAAGTCTTTATTTATATCTTCAAAGTATTTACTTTGAATACCTATTTTTTCAAAAACTTTAGTAATACCACCCATTATACTCCCTGTGAGACCGAGAGATTTTTGAATACGTTCTTCTTCTTTCCTTTCCTTTTCAGTTAAAGGAACTATCTGATTTAAATAGCTTACTTTATCTGCTAGTGCTTGAGCTATTTCGTCTGTATAGGATGATAATTTTTTATGTTCTTCAGTATCTTTAGCTGATGCTTTTCCACTTTTTATCTTAGCGGCTAATATATCTGCTTCTGCTTTAGCTTGTTTATAATTAACGTCTAAGGCTTCTTTTTCTTTTTTAACCTTTTTTTCAAGTTCCTTTAATTCTTTAACAGTAAGAACATTTTCCTCTTCTCTATGTCTTTGAATTTTATTAGCTAAATCCTCTAATTTGTTAAAATTACGAGTTAATAAAGTTGAAGTTTTAACACTTCCATTAATATCGGCAACTATGTTTTTTAAAGTACTGGCAATGTTTCCAAATGTGTTTTTTAACTCATCAACTTCGCCTTCCATCAATTTAACTTGTTTGGTAGCGTCTTGAAGATTATTTCCTAGTGCTTGCACAACTTGGTTAACATTTTTAAAACCTTCACCACCTAAACGCTTAATTTCAGCGTCTAGTTCTTGAATGCGTTTTTTTGCATCGTTTAATTGTTGGTTTGGATCTGCCATATCGTAGATAAATATTAAGGCACCTAGGGATTAGGTGCCTTATTTGTAGTAGTATATGCGGTTTTTGGCGCGATATTCGGTCGAGCTATTTCTTTTTTAGAGGTTTGTTGATTTGTCATCACGTTATTGCGCTCGTCTTGTTTTTCTTTAATTTTATCAAAATGTTCTTTTAATGAATTAAAAGTAAACGTTCTTAACCAAACGGGCATTTCATATACAGTATGCCAATCATATCCACCACCTCCATGAAAAACTATCTCATGTATTGTTCTAAATAGATTAATTCTATATGTTGGCGTCAGGCCAAAAAAAGTTAACTCCTATGGAGATTTCTACGCCCTCCTCCACGTAACCATCGACTTCAATAGTAGTTTTTAAATCAACATCCGGAACAACTTCTTTATAGTAGTGTCTAAATGCTCTTAAATCCTTGGCTAAGAAATAATTGTCTACGAACTCACGAACTGTTTTTTTATCTGTATCACCATTTACTGATGTAATGATATATTTCATTCTTGTTGATACTTCAGAAGGTGCAGAATTTACTTTTTGTAAACCCTTAAGTTCACGATCAATAGATTGTTCATCACCATGAGTTAATGCTTTAAAAGTAACAGTAGTATTAGTACTCGGAAGAGTAAATTCAAATGAGTTAGTACCTTTATTAATTAAATCTTCTCTTAGTGGTTTGTTTTCTAAAGAAGTTAAGTCAACACTTACTTTTTTAGCGCCATCCCAATCAGGATGTTCATACTCAAATTCATAATCTTTACCATAACCTAAAATACGAGCAGCAATTAATATAGCGTTTTTATCACCAATTAATAAGTCACTGTAATTAATTTTAGTTACGATTAATGATTGAAGTAATTTGTCAATTACTGTACCTTGTCTAAGGTAGTTTTGGTTTGATAAAATATCTTCTTCCTTAGCGGTCATATATTTTATTTCTACTTTCCCACTAGCTAATGGATTTTCTTCTGGATATAATAATCCTTTAGAAGGTAATTCAACGATTTCGGTTGGGAATTTGAATTTAGGTTCTTGTTGACCTACATTTGTAACATAATTTTGTTCCATAAATTTATAACGTTATTGTTTGATATAAATATATATAATACAAAAAAAAGCAGAAAAAAAGCGTTAAATTTCTTTAACGCTCAATTCTTTATTATTTGTTATTATTAGAAATTCAATATACAATAATCCATAGCAATTGTTACTGATAATTCAATTGCAGCATCTGCTGTCCAATCATAATCACCAAACGTTGCTGTTTTAACATAAGCACCCTTGATAATCCATTCAGAAACGATATCTCCTACTGGACCCATGATGTCTAATGTTAAATCCTTTTTATAAAAATCTGAATAACCATCACGACCAGTTACTGATTCGTGTGCTAAACGTGCCCACTCCATTATTGCTTGAGCTCCAGAAGGAACTACAGGATCGTAAAGAGCTAAAGTCATATCATTCCAACGAACTTTACCTTTTACTTTACGGTAAACGTTCATATGATCTAATATGATTTCACCAGCTTCAAATCCAGGAGCAGAAGCTTTTTTAATTAAATAAGCGGGAATACCGTCAACATATAATATAAAGCGATTCTGAACTTTAGGTTCGAATGCTGTGAACATGATTTCGTTCGGGTTTAATACTGCCATTTTACTCTGTGTTTTATATAAATATTGTTAATCTATTTTTCTTAACCGAATTGAACTCCAGTTGGTGTAATATTGAAATCTAAGATAATAAATTCAGCTGTCTTAGTTGGTTGTAAATAAATAGCACCTACTAACTGATTTCTATCAATAGTTTCTGCTGTGTTGTTTGATTCGTCCATTACTACTTTATAAGCAAATAAACCTTGCTTTTGTTGAACTGTCTCTAAATAAGGGTTAACTTGATTTAAGAATTTATTTCTTGTAGTAGCTGTATTTTGTTCGAATACTAAATTATCAGCAATATTACCAATGTATCTTTTTAATGTAATTAACAAACGACGAACATTTACACGATCAAGAGCTGATGCTTTTGATTGTAATGTCTTTTGACCAAATGCTACTACACCCTGTCCTGGGAACGTTGCGATTGGGTTTACTTTGTTAATATATAAACTATCACGATCTGAAGGAGATAATTTTCTTTCTGCTTGAATTACACCTGATAATCCACCGCGGTTAAAACCAGCTGGTGCAAACCAAGTTTCAGCTACTTTATCATTATAAGCATAAACACCAGTCATGATAGTTGAAGCAGGAACAAATACTAATTTGCCAGTTTCTTGAGATAATACTTGAACCCAAGGCCAATAAGTAGCACCATATGAAGAATCATAGTTATTTGCAGCACCATTAACTGTTGAAAGTGGAGCACCGTAGTTTACCATATCAACAATAGCCATACAATCACCTCTGTTTTCACAATTTGCCATTAATGTACTTATAACTCCAGAAGCATTTTGTGTATTAACACCTGGTAAAGCAACCCAAGAATAATCAAATTCATCTTGATTTGATAGTAAATTTACTACATTACTGTAGTCACTACCAGATAAACCTTGAATATTAATAGAATCGATTTGAGTAAACATTTTTAATCCTGTAGAACCAGCACTACCATTACCAAACAAAGCACCAGAAGCACTTGCAAAAGCTCCACCTTCAGATCCTGAACCTACTTGAGGTAAAGAAGCTGTATAAGCAGGAGTAAATGCACCATTGTTTTGTAAATAATTTGGTGTAGGATTTGGAACGTTAGAAACACGAACATATCTACTTTGGTTAACATAAGAACCAGTAACTTGAATTACTAAGTTTTGGTCAGCATCGGTAGTTAAGTTTTTTACTTGGTTACCAATTACATATTCAATAAAGTTAGGTGAATTTGGATCTAATGAAAGATTTAACCAAGTTTCAACTACTAATTTTTGATTTTGTGTATCGTTACCTTGGCGAATTATCATATTAAATGTACCACTACCTGTGTTAACATTTGTTATTTCCCAACGAACATTATCAACTGAACCACTTGCTAAAGCACCACCTGATAATAATGGACCATTATTGTTCATAATAACACCTTCTGAAAGTGTCTCAAGAACAAATGAAGGACCAGTACCACCTAAATTAGTAATTTGTGTAGTTACAGATGGAGTATATGCTGCTGTTGAGCCAGACACTACTCTTGCTACTAATAGAGATTCACCACCTTGTTGAAAGTAGTTATACGCAGCAATAGAAGTTAAATATTCTAAAGTTACACCACCACTAATAAATGCCGCTCCGAATTTATTTTTGTAATCAGAGTACGTAGTTACTAACGTTGGGATTTGAACTGGACCTTTAACAGTTGGACCTACAATAGCAGCGCCAACGGAAATAGGACCTGAAGTTATTTGGGATTGATCGTTTTCGCGAGTCAATACCCCTGGAGATAATAAAGTTTCAGCCATGTTTTAATAGTATTTTATCAACGATAAATATATAAAAAACATTCAAAACTAAGCGATAATTGATTCTAAATTACCAGTTTTTAAATCTATTTTGTTATCTCCATATCTTTCAGATATACGTTGGGATAATTCAAATTCCATTTGGGCAACTTTACTAAATTGCGCTTCTAGTATTTGTTTTTGCGTATCTAAACGCAATTTTTCGTATTCTAATTCACCTAAAGCAAAAATTAAATCTTGCTTATTTTGCTGTAATTGCTTAAGTTCTTGCAACTCTTCATCAGTAATTTTAACTGGTTTGTCTTGTATAATACTCATATTAATATTCTTTATTTTTCATAAATGAAACAATTATATATCGTTTGCCGCCCATAATTGGACGAGCACCGTGTTTGTGTGTAATATTTCCTGGGTGAACAGTAACATACCCTTGTGGAGGTCTTGATAATTTCTTTTGTCTCCAAAACCAAGTCCCACCACCTTCATAATCATTAGTAGATGATAAATTTACTAAAGCAGTGATATGTGCATTATCATGATGGATACTTAAATGACCTTGTGTATCGGGAGAATAACGTGCTAAAAAGTTTTCAGCAGCTAATTGATCCCAACCTTTACCTTCTAATCCGAATTTATGTATTGCCATAGGCATAACAAATTCCCAAAGTAAATCGTAATATATTTTATCAAACCCAATTTCAGTTAATACAAAATCAGTTGTTGGATAAAACTCATGACGCGCATAAGTCCATACCTTAGCATGTTCTGCTTCTTCTATAAGTTTATTACAAAAATCTGTAGTAAAAAGAGGGTAAGAAAAAACACTATCTAATTCTTCATCAACAAATAGATCCCATTCTTTTTTAATCATGCCGGGAACTAAGAATTTTTTGTGCCAAGAAGAAGTGTCATCCCAGTATTGGTATAATTCTGGATGGAGGGGTGTGTATTGTTTATCCATAATATTGATTGTAAATTTTGTATTTTCAACGACAGGTAATAAATGTATATTTTCTGTCTGAGATTTATTATTTTTTTGAATTACATAATCTATAGTAGTTGCGAATGCATTTAGTTTACGTTTATCATTTTTTTCTAATAAATTAATTATATCTTGTCTAAAGTGAGTATCATATAAAGTAGGTAAAAATTCATCAGTAGGTATTAAATTATTTTCTAAATGTTTACTTACAACAATATCAATTCCATTTTTACTTAATGCATAGGAATGAGCATTATATGAAAATAAAGGACGAACAAAATAAGCATTATGGTTTTGTTCAGGTAAATTTCGTATTAAATTTCTACCCAGATAAATTAAGTCCCAATTGATTAATGTAGAAAGAATTGTTGGATTAAATTTTTCAGTAAAATAAAAATCCTCTTCTAATATTAAAACAGAATTAAAATTATTTACATAAGCATCTTTCCAACACTTAATATGAGATAAAACGCATCCAATTTCTCCAGGAGTAATATCTCGTTGGTGAAATTTAGGTTCATCATTAAATTTCTTATCTATTCTATTTTGTTCATATTCATTTCCTATCTTCCAACCATCCCAAGGTTTAAATTCAAATCCTGGATTAGGGTTTCTTCCATCAACCCCATCTATAAAAGCTACTGATTCATATTCAATATTACTTTCTTTTAAACGTTTAAGAGCATCTTGTTTATATTCATCAGTTTTATTAAGTGAAATAATATAAACACAATCAAAACTATAACAGCTATTAATTAAATACTTCCATAATTTACCTATAACATCTATTTTAAATATAGAGGCATGTGCTTTATTACGCGTTAATCTATCATTATTAGTTATAAAATCTATTACCTTAATTTTATCAAGATAATATCCTAATTCTTCACCCGGGTGTTTAATAAATTCAGCTTCAGGGATTATTTCTGGAAGCGCGCCTATTGGTGACGTTATTATTTTACATCCTGCTAATTGTGCTTCAACAGCCGTTATGCAAAATGTTTCTTCATATTGGGTTGGATAAAACCAATATTCTGCTTTGCTATATTCTTGGCGGAGTATTTTTGCATCAACGTTGCCGATAAAATGAACGTCCTTTAAATTTAGTTTCCTATACGTTTGATTAAATACATCTAAACCATATTTGGGGCAAAATACTTTTAATGTAGCATT